CAAGAGCGAACACCCGAAGCGGCACATCCGTGAGATCGGCAAAGTGTTTGAGGTGTCAGCCGTGACATTTCCCGCATATGAAGCAACCAATATAAGCGCACGGGGCCTGTCTGATGCATTGGACAATGCACAGGCATCACTGGAGAGTGCAAGAGCCGAGATCCGCGCCACAGAGTTGCTGAAGGCAAAAATCAAAGTTTTGAGCGAGGTATAAAACATGGAACTTAAAGAAATGAGCATTGAGGAACTTGAGAGCCGCAAGGCAGACATCAAGGCCGAGGTTGAGAGCGTTGAAGAGCGCGATGCCCTTGAAGCACTTGAGGTTGAAGTTAAGGCAATCAATGAAGAGCTTGAGAGCCGTAAGGCAGAGGAAGCAGAGAAGGCAGAGATCCGCCAGGCAGTTGCCGAGGGTGCCGGAACTGTTATCCGCACATTTGTAGAGGAGAAGAAAGAAATGAAAACACCCGAAGAGATCCGCGCAAGCAAAGAATACGTTGACGCATTTGCAAGATACCTGATCAGCGAAGATGCAACAGAGTGCCGCGCACTGCTTACCACAGATGCATCCGGTTCCGTACCGGTTCCCGTAATCGTTGATGAGATCATCAGAACTGCATGGGATAACGATGATATCCTGTCCAGAGTTCGCAAGACTTCCATCAAAGGCAATCTTAAGGTTGCATTCGAGCTGTCAGCAGATGGCGCATATGTACACACCGAAGGTACTACCGCACCCACAGAGGAATCACTTACCCTGGGCATCGTAACGATGATCCCCAAGAACATCAAGAAATGGATCCACATTTCTGATGAAGCAATCGCAATGGGCGGTGAAACCCTTGTTAGATACATCTATGATGAGCTTACATATCAGATCGTTAAGAAGCTGGCCGCACTCGTATGCGCAGACGTTACCGGCGCAAGCAACGAAGCATCCACTTCTGCTGCATCTGCTGCAAAGATCACCGAAGCACCTTCACTGGTTACGATCGCAGACGCATTCGCAAACCTGTCAGACGAGGCACAGAACCCTGTTATCGTTATGAATAAGCTGACTTATGCTTCATTCGTATCCGCACAGGCGGCCGGCAACTTTGCATTTGATCCCTTCATGGGACTTCCGGTACTGTTCAACAACAGCCTTCCGGCATACTCAAGCGCATCCACCAATGCAGTATATGCATTCGTTGGCGATCTGAACGGCGTACAGGTTAACTATCCCGAGGGCGATGGCATTGTGATCAAGTATGACGATGTTACCGAGGCAGAGAAGGATATGGTTAAGGTTGTTGGCCGCCAGTATGTTGCACACGCACTGACCGCATGCGGAAGATTCTGCAACATCGCAAAGCCTGCCGCAGTTACGACCTGATCTGAATGAAGGTTAAACTGTTAAGGGACGCAAGGATAAATCATAAAGCGGGGGAGATCGTTGAGGTTTCCCCCACTGAATGTGCATTCCTTACGTCAGTTGGTTCAGCCGTTGAAGTTGCGGTCAAGATACCTTCGGATGAGCCGAAAGTTGAGAAGAAAACCGAAAAGAAGGCAACTACCAAGAAAAAATGAAATTATTGATTGCTATACCTACGAACGATTATATGCATTATCAGTTTGTTGAATGCTTGACGAAGTTGGCCAGAAGGCTTGACGAAGATGGCATTGACTACGATATTGCATTTCAGGGCGCAACACTCGTTTATGTTGGACGCGACAGACTTGCAACCAAAGCCATGAATGAATGTTATACGCACGTTCTGTGGTTGGATTCGGATATGATCTTTACAGAGGATCTACTTGATGATCTGATGTTCAGTGGCAAACCATTTGTAACGGGCATCGCACACGGCCGCCGCGCGCCACATTGCAGTTGTATCTTTAATCAGATATGGCCGAAGGTGGACAGGTGGGAAGGTTGCGATTATCCGGCACATCCATTCCGCATATACGGATGTGGGTTTGCTTGCGTGCTTATCGAAACCGAGATCATCAGGAACGTATACAACAAGAACGGCACGGCATTTTTCCCGATGCGGGAACTTGGCGAGGATCTGGCATTCTGTAAACGCGCCACGGATCAGGGATACGAGATATGGGCAGAGCCAAGTGTTAAACTTGGCCACATCGGCCACATCACCGTATATCCTGAATACGAACGGTTATACAGGAATAGCATTCAAGGGTTAGGAGATAACGATGGCACTGCTTGATGATGCAAAACTTGCATTGAGAATAACCACAAATGCATATGATTCACAGCTCACAAACCTGATCGCGGCCGCTAAACTTGATCTGGGTGTGGCGGGGGTAACACTTCCTTCCACACTGGATGAGCTTTGCAACCAGGCGATCATAACATATTGCAGTTTTAATTTTGGTCAGCCGGAAGACTATGCGTACAAAAGGCTTAAGGCAAGTTATGACGAGCAGAAGGCGCAGTTATCGATGGCCACAGGGTACACGACATGGACAAGTCAGACGTAATCAAACTCATATCCGTTACCACTACACAGGACGCTTACGGCATATGGCAGAAAACTGAATCATCCGCCCAGGTATATTGCCGGGTGGAGAGTATCAGCCAAAGAGAATTCTTTGATGCCGGCCGGAACGGACTGAACCCTGAATACAAGTTCATTGTGTTCTTTGGGGACTACAATAACGAGATGGTGGTTGAGTACAACGGAAGCAGATATGCAGTGTACCGCACATATCAGAACAATGATGATATGGAACTTTATGTTGAGCGTAAAGGTGGAACCAATGGCATCAAAGAAGATAACAGCGGACAGACTGGGTGACGAGATTCAGAAGATCCTGCAGCAATATGGTGAGGAAATAGAAGGCGATCTTGATTTAATAACCAAGAAGGTAGCCCAGAAGGGTGCTACTGCCTTGAGGAATGAATCAAAGGCCAACTTCAAAGGCACCGGCGAATATGCCTCAGGATGGTCAGCAACTACGGTCAAATATCCGCACTACACATCCGCAGTTATTCACAATAAGAAGGTTCCAGGTCTTCCGCATCTGCTTGAACACGGCCATGCGCTGCGAAGCGGTGGAAGGGTGAAGGGCAGGATCCACATTGAACCTGTGGAAACTAATCTGATAGTAGAATATGAGCGTGAGGTATTAAGAAAGTTATGACACGTCAAGAAATCGCAACAATGATATCGGGCATCGGACTGCCGTATGCATATTATCAGTTCCCGGAAGGGACTGGGCAGCAATTGCCGTACATCGTGTTTTATTATTCAAACACGGCCGATATGTATGCCGACCAAACCAACTATCAGAACATTGAACAGCTTAACATAGAGCTTTACACCGAAGAAAAAGATTTTTCCAAGGATGCCGCCATTGAATCCATTCTGGTTGCCAATGGCTTGACATATTACAAGGAATCAAACTACATCAGCGATGAGCGGATGTGGCAAACGTCCTTTGAGATGGACGTAATCATTACAGAACCGGTTACCACTTAAGGAGGAATTAACCATGGCTAACAAAGTTAAGTATGGTCTTAAGAATGTCTACTATGCAGTTGCAACGGTAGACGCAGACAACAAGGCCACTTATGCAACTCCTGTGGCTATCAAGGGTGCAGTAAATCTGTCACTTGATGCACAGGGCGATACAACCAAATTTCGTGCCGACAACATGAACTACTGGATCGGCCAAAGCAACAACGGATACGAGGGTGATCTTGAGGTTGCACTCATTCCCGATTCCTTCAAGACCGACATACTGGGATACAAGGTTGATGGAGATGGTGCGCTTTACGAGGTAAAGGATGCACCCACCGTATACTTTGCACTTCTGTTCCAGTTTGAAGGCGATGACAAGGCCACCAAGCACGTGCTTTACAAGTGCTCTGCTAATCGTCCTCAGATCTCCGGAGCAACTACAGAGGAGACCATCGAGCCTCAGACCGAAACACTCAACATTACTGCTGATGCAATCACGGTTGCCGCAGTAAACGAGGATGTTGTTAAGGCATCTGTTAAGTACGGTGATGCAGCGTATGCTAACTGGTTTAGCGCAGTACATCAGCCTACTTCATCAGGAACCGTTACCACCTGATAAGACGATAAGGGGGATATTATGTTAAAGGATGTTAATATTGGTGGCAAGATCGTACCACTTCTGGCCAATGGTGCCACACCTGTCAGATATCGTCAGTTATTCCATAAGGACCTGATATCGCGCATGAATGACGGCCAGAACGCGGATGATATATCCGACATGGCATCTGAACTGTGCTTCATCATGTCAAAGGCAGCCGAAAATGCCGATATGAACGCATTGACCTTGGAGATGTACTATGACTGGCTTGAACAGTTTGAGACATTGGATCTGATCAATGCATCTGAGGATATATTCAGCACTTATGTCGGACAGAACTTGACCACGAGCTCAGCAAAAAAAAAGCAAAACGCAAGACAGAGCGGGAAATGACAACCGCGCTGTATATGCTCCGGTGTATCCAGGTAGGCATCAGGTTGTCTGATCTGGATACATTGGAGTATGGCATGATCATGGACATTCTGACGGAATCCTCAAATGATGAATACAAATACGAAGAAGTTGCATCACAAGAGGATTTTGACCGTTTTTAGGTGATAATGTATGGCATACAAAAAGAGAATTGCCGGAATCACAATTGAATTAGATGGCGATACTTCCAAGCTAGTCAAAGCTCTGGATGGTGTATCCTCAAAGGTTGGCAAGATCGGCGATAGCATGGAGCGCCTGGGCGGAAAACTGACAACGAATTTGACCGTCCCGATTGTTACAGCCGGTGGTATTGCCGTCAGCAAGTTCGCAGAAGTCGATAAGACAATGACTCTGACGAACGAAACAATGGGCAACACGGTAGAGGAAGCCGACCTGATCAGTCAGGCAATGAAGAGCGCAGCCGCCAATTCCGTGTATGGAATGGATGAAGCGGCCACCGCAACGCTTAACTTCGCACGAGCAGGCTTGACGGCTGAAGAAGCAGCAGATGCACTTGCACCTGCCATGAACCTGGCAGCAGGCGAAGGCGGAAACCTCGACATTGTATCCGGTGGTCTTGTTGCCACATTGAATGGATTCGGTGATTCATTCAGCAATGCAGAGCATTATGCAGACGTATTTGCTAATGCTTGTAATAATTCTGCCCTTGATGTAGACAGTCTGTCTGATTCCATGAGCATAGCCGCGCCGGTATTCAGTGCGGCAGGTTATTCCGTGGAAGACGCAGCGCTTTACATGGGCATTATGGCAAATGCCGGTATTGACGCCAGTGAAGGTGCTAATGCCTTGAAGACAGGTATGGCACGTCTGGTTAAACCGGCAAAAGAAGGCGCAGAGTGGATGGATAAGCTGGGAATCAGCGTCACCAACTCTGATGGATCCATGAAGGATACCGCCACAGTTCAGAAGGAACTGCATGACGCATTCGCCAATCTGTCGGAATCAGAGCAGATCGCGGCATCAAGTGCTATCTTTGGCAAGAACCAGATGGCAAAATGGTTGGCGCTGATCAATACTGCTCCATCAGAAGTGGACAGCCTTGCACAGTCAATTGACAAGGAAGGCACCGCGACTGAAATGGCTGAGGCCATGATGAGCGGATTCGGCGGTTCCATTGAGAAATTGAAGTCGAGCCTTGATGTTCTGATGACATCCTTGGGTGAACTTGCTTCACAGTATCTCACTCCGGTCATTGAGAAGATCCAGGGCGTGATTGATAAATTCCTTGCACTGGATGATGAGACAAAAGACCGAATCATCAAGATCGCGGGCATTGTGGCAACTGTTGGTCCTGTGATACTTGTCATAGGCAAGGTCATATCAGGAATCAGCGGAATAATATCGGTTGTTAGTGGCTTGTCTGCTGTTCTGCCGCTGCTTGCCGGTCCTTTTGGAATTGTTCTTGCTGTCATTGCCGCAGTAGTTGCAATCGGTGTTCTTCTGTACAAGAACTGGGACACGATCAAGGAAAAGGCTCAGCAGTTAGGTGACTGGATAAAAGAGAAGTTCGAAGCAATCAAGGAATTTGTGACCAAGACTTGGGAAGCGATCAAGGAGAAGGCCACAGAGACCTGGAACAACATCAAGGACACAGTATCCAACACTTGGAACA